ATAGCGTTATATACTTTATTTAACGCAACCTTATCACCATTTAACCATACGTCCAACAAATGAGCTTCTCCTTTGTTATAACGGTCCCATATATCACAATTTTCATACCATTGATCCATATGACATGATTCATGAACCAAAACAGGTAACCAAGTATTAATGGGTTTGCTAGTAGCTGTGGTTAATATACCTGGTTTTTTACCTTGTTGTTCAAGGAAATATCCACCACACTTAATTTTGTCTGAAAATAATATAAATTTATTATCATTTATATCAAGACTTATATTAAGTTGTTTGGCTTTACGTTTGAGAGAGGAAATGAACCTATTTATATTTTCCAGGTCTGAGAATGTATATATACGATCCATGGTAAATAGGTATTAGGGGTTCGCATATAAATATTTTAAGATTAAGGTTCGAAGTCTTATTTTTGAGGTGGGATAGTGAAAAACGGGCAGTTAAGAAAATACTTAAGTTTAATTTACCCTTAGATATTGATGAATATATCCAAAAAGCTAATTGTTATATATTTTTTTATAATTACCTAAAAATTACTAGGAAATGGAGTGAACCTGGTAATAGTCCTTATAATAATCCAAATATATGGAGGAAGGTGAGTGGTGATTGGTATGATGATTATACTGAAACACCTACATTTATAACTAAGTTATTTAAAAAATATAAAATATAAGTAGGAATAGGGAAAAATCCCCATATATTTATCGGAGTACAACTTAATATTAATATTAATAAATAATGAAAAAAGAAGAATTTAAACAACTTATCAACGAATGCGTTCGTGAGGTAATGTTAGAAGAGAAAAAAGTAGTTAAGAAAAAAGCCATTAAACAAATAAAAGAAATTGCTGATGCTAATGATATTACATCAGAAGATTTACAAGAAATTTTTGGTCTTTCTAAAGGTGAACGTGAAGCTAAAAAAGGTAAAAAAGCTGAAGAGGCTGAAAAAATCTATGCTCAACGTTATAAGAAAAATGAAGCTAAAGCTGCTGAAACAAATGGAATAGATGTTCCTACATATCATAAAGCAATGGTTGACTATTTAGTATCTACTAATTTAGTACCGGGTCCTGCAAAATATGATAAGGCTAAAGGTGTAATGGTTAGTGCTGGTAAAACTGGTGGAATTGCTGGTATTGTTGGTGGTAATTAATTAACTAAATATATACAAATTAAAGAGCCGATCGTTTAGATCGGCTTTTTTGTTGATTAACAATTATCTTCAATTAAACCAAAAGCATAATATAATAATATAATTAAAATACCTAGACCTACTGTTGTTAAATTTCCTACTATATAACATATTAAAAAGGAATCCTGAGATGCCATGATAAATAGTAGAGTTAATAATAAACTAACAATTTGTTGTATAATTCCAAATCCTAGGATTAATTTTAGTATTCTTTTCATATTATTTTTTTATTATGTTTCTATTTTCTTCAATTTGTTTTTTGATCTTATTTTTCTGAATTCTCATCCATTTCTTTCCATATTGGTTTGCATAAGTAAGACTTGACATTGCTAATGGATTATATATTGGTTCTTTCATATTAGTAATTATTTAATTATTTTAATATATTTCTTAGTTTCTTTTTTATAATCAAAATCGTGATTATTTATTAAATCTTTTTCATTTAAGTAAAATAAAAATTTCATTAATAATATTTCTACTGATTTAATTTCTTTCTTTTTCATATTATTTAATATATTTAGATAATTTTCTAATAACTAAACATAATTCCATAGCATTATTAAATTTTTCTTCTAATACATCTATATTTTCATCACTTAAAATAGGTCCCCACTTTTCATCTTGTAATGACCAAGTGTGTAAATTATGTTCTTTATCAAAGTGTTTTAATATTTTAAATTCTTGTTTCATATTACTTATTAATTTGTTCTAATAAATGTAAATCATAGTTATTTAAATTCTCCATACCCTTATCAGATATTTTATCTAAAATATTATCTAATGTTTGGTTTTGTTCTAAAAATTCACTCATTAAAATTCTTAACATAGCATCAGTATGTTTATCTTCTAATCTTGGTAAATTACCACTTAATATATCTTCAGTAATATTGGAACTAATAAAATTTAGATTTAGATTTTTAAATAAATCCATTAATTCCTGAACTTTATCTTCTTCACCAAACATAAACATATGTTGGTTATTATTTTTATTTTTATATTCGATATATCTAAATGAATAAAATAATTCCTCAATATTATCTTGTAATTCTTCAGATAAATTAGAAAAAATTAATTCTAATTGTTCTGGTGTGTATTGAGTTTTAATTTTAATAAATTTCATATGCTTTAATTTTATAATATAAATATACGTCATTCGTATTATAAAACCACGACAAAAGATATATTCTTTTCTCAACATATTTATAATCATGAAAAAATATAATATAATTGAATTAAGAACGGAGTTTAAAAGATTAAACTATATTTGGTTTCCATTTATGTTAGTTGGTGTTCGTTCTAAAGCTAATATACCTGATCAATTTGATGATTTAATAGGTGTAGTTAGAAATGATACTATTACTTGGTTTAGTTGTACTACTAATCCTGGAACTCATTGGTTAAAGAATTTATTAAATCCTAAAGGAGCAGCATTACTTAAGCCAAATCAATATTTAAATACTTGGCAAATAGCTTTACACCAAGGTAAATACGAGGCATTATGTCAACGTAGACCAGTAACTGTTTATCGTGATGGTGATAAAGATAATATTGCTGAGGTGACTAAAGTAGAAGATACTGGATTATTTGGAATTAATATTCACAGAGCTAATCCAAGTGTTTTGAGTAAGATAATTGATAAATATAGTGCAGGTTGTCAAGTACTTAATGATCCTAATGAGTTTAAAGAGCTTTTACGATTGTGTAAATTATCTGGTCAAAAAGAATTTACATATATATTATTGAATGAGTTTTAATAATATAACATATATTTATTTTCTTCATAAAGGGGATGAAATTCCCTTTTATGTAGGTAAAACTACTTTAAAAAACAAAAGTCAAAGAATAACTGATCATAGAAATAAATTTGGTTCGGATACTTGTTTTGAAATTTTGGAAGAAATTAATTCTTTAGATAAAGAAGATTGGAAACCATTAGAATGTTATTGGATAAGTCAACTAAAATGTTGGGGGTTTAAATTAGAAAATCAAAATGGGGGAGGTGGTGGTCCTACTACCTTTAAACATAAACAAGAAACTAAAGACAAAATTAGAAAATCTTTAGAAGGAAAAATAAAAGGTAATACTTCTATTAGAACTAAAGAAACCTTATTAAGACAAAGTAAAGCTTCTAAAGGAATACCTAAACCAGTTGGATTTGGTGATATAATTAGAAATAATAAAGATAGATCTCGTAAATTATCTAAACCTATTATTCAATTTGATATTAATGGTAATTTTATTAATGAATGGGAAAGTGCTGTTATAGCAGGAAAAAATTTAGGAATTCATCCTAATGGAATAACAAATTGTTGCAGAAAAAACCAAACGATGTCGGGTGGTTATTTATGGATTTTTAAAAACTAAAAAATGAAACTATTGAAAAATTATTACAAACCAACACCTAAAAAATGGAGAAAATTAGGTGATGCTATTTTAGCTACTTCAGTATTTGTTACTGGTGGTGGTTTATTAGCTTTTGATCAACTTAAAGATATTTTTGGAGATCACTTTCTTAAATGGGCAATCGGTATAGCATTTATTGCTGGTGTTGTTGGGAAATTTTTAACAAATTTCTTTAAAGAAGACGAACCAACATCCTAAATATAGGTAGGAATAATCATTTATTTTTCTTAATTTATATTATAAATAAACGTTATATAAAATTTAAATTTATAATCACATAGATATATGAATTTATAATAATAGTTTATATAATACAACTATATAACGTATATAATGATTTTAATTAATGAATATAGATAATATTTTTAATTTATTTAATGAATCTGAAATTGGAGAACCCAATGAAGGAGAAGAATCTATAAGATTATACCAATTATTTAAAGAACATCCCTTAGTAAAAATAGGGATGTTCAAAAAAATCATTTCCAATTATAGAAATACTGGAGATGAATTTTTAATGACCTTTAAAAAATTAGATGATTCTTTAGATTTAAAAGAGGCTAAAAGAGTAGGTGATTTTATTATGAATAATAGAGCCTGGGAGTATATTAAATGGATTGATATAAATAAAAAATTCTATTTAGATACTTTAGTTTCGGTTGCGACAAAAGAACTAAATGATAATTTAGGTTATAGTATTGATTATTATGAATCTATTGAAGAATACGAGAAATGCGCGTTCTTATTAGGTATCAAAGAGAAAGTTATGAACAATTTAAAATAAATTTGGAAGCGCATTTCTAATTTATTATAATTATATCGAAGGTTTGACAAACCATTTAACTAAATTTAATTAAACTAACAAATAAGAAAAAATGAGAAATAGAGATTTATTGATCAATAAGATCGAATTAATGGAAGGTTATTTTAAAACATTAAAACATTTAACATCAAGTGGTGGTTCATTAGAACAATATTTAGATTTTCTAAGTAGATCAGAAGATAGATTAGAAGAAATTAAATCTATGATTAACCGTGAGGATTTATCTCCTAGTGAATTAAATCGAATTAATTAATATCCCAGGCTAAATTAAAAATAAATAAACGTTATGAATCTTACAGCAGAACAAATCCAAGAAAATTGGAATCAATTTATGGGATATATTGATAAATATATTTCATCTCCCAGACGAGAAAAACTAAAGGAATTCTATTTAAAATATCAAGACAGATTAATTTTAATGCCAGGGAGTATTAAGAAGGAATATCATAATTCATTTGCAGGGGGATATATAGAGCATATAAATCGAGTAATAGAAGCTTCAATACGTTTAGATGATTTATGGAGAGATTTTCAAGTAGATAATTCATATACCTTTGAAGAAGTTGTATTCTCTGCTTTAAACCATGATTTAGGAAAAATGGGTAATGAAGATAAAGAAGCATACCTTCCACAAACCGATCAATGGCGTAAAGATAAACTAGGAGAAAATTATACTTTTAATACCGAAATAGAATTCATGTCTGTTCCAGACCGAAGTTTATATCTTCTTCAAACCCATGGTATTGAATATACCAAAAATGAAATGTTAGCAATAAAATTACATGATGGTATATATGATGAAGCTAATAAACCATACTTAATGGGTTTTCAACCAGGTCAAAAATTACGTTGTGCTTTACCTCATATAATTCATCAAGCCGACTTCTTAGCGTCTAGAGTTGAATGGGAAAGAGAATGGTTACCAAAATTTAAAAATAGCGGGGAATCTCAAAAGAAAGAGAGTACATTACCAAATAAAAGTAAAACCCCATCTAAAACCAAAGCTTTAGGTAGTATTAAAAGCCCAGGTTTAAATAAAGCAATGGAAGGATTTTTTAAATAAATTATTATGGTAATAACTATTTCTATTTTAGTAGCATTTTTAATTGTATGTTTTTTCATTATTAGAAATCTTCTAATAAAAAATGAAAAATGTGAAGATATAATTACTAACTATAATAATTATATTAATAAATTTAATGATATTATTATTTTTACTGATGCCGAATTGAAAAAAATCGATGATAAAGGAGCATTTAAAAGTGATGATGAGGTTGGGTTTTTCTTTACAAAAGTAAAAGAATTACAACATATTCTAAACCAATTTAGAATAGAAAAACCATAACTATGAGTTTAACTCCATTAGCAGAAACAAAAAAAAGACAAAAAAAACAATATTTTACTTTAGATACTGAAGATGCTATTATAAGATATAATGCAACTGATGATTTTTCTGAAAAGAGTAAAATATATGAGCGTGAAATTCATTATGCTTTTTTTAAGCTTACTCAAAATATAATCCACACATTTAAATTCTATTATACTGATGTAGAAGATATTGAAGATCTACAACATGAATTAATGGAATTTTTATTAGGTAAAATTCATCTATTTCATCATAGTAAAAATATAAATGATAGATTTAGAAAAATAATTCAAAAAGAATTCAAAGGAATTTATACTGGAGATTTTATAGAATATACTAATAATTCCCCTAGAGTAACCCAACAACAAATTAATGATTTTATAGATTTAATAACATTATCTTCAGCTTACCAAATGCCTGAAGAATGTTTAAATAAATTAAAAAAAATCACCCCACCTAAAGCTTATTCTTATTTTGGTACTATTACTAAAAGATGGTTAATTATTCATAATGATAAAAACTATAAGAAAAAGAAAAAAATAGATAGGATTGATATAAGTGATGTAGATAATAATATTACTGAAAGTAGTGTTATTTCAACTAATGATAATTTGTATAACTTTATTGAAGATTTTGTAAAATATTGTTATGATAATATATATGAAATATTTCCTGATAAAGTAGAAAGTAAAATAGCAGACGCTATACTTAATTTATTTATTAAACGTGAACATTTAATAATATTTAATAAAAAAGCCCTATATTTAAATATCAGAGAAACCATAGATACTGTCAAAACATCTAAAATTACAAAAGTAGCAGATGATTTATATTCAATCTTTAGACCATCCTATACATCATATTTAGAAACAGGTATAATAAATTTTGAACCTTATATATTTATATTAAAAAATGAGCGATCTAGATAAAATAATATTCGGTAAGAAGAAATTTAGTGATCTTTTCCAAGAAATATATAATAATCAAAAAACCAAAGAATCACAAATATCTTCATTAATAAGTGAATTAAAACCATTAGTTCAAGATATTGGTGATGCTACATTAGTAGTCCCTTTAATTAAAGAATATCTTGAAATAGGGGTAAAAAATGACGAACAGTTAATTAAAATGGCTACTATAATCCAAAGATTAGTTCAATCTTCATCTTCTGGTGGTGGACAGGGTGATGAAGGTGGTTTATCTGAAGCTGAAAAAGCACAATTAATGGCTGAATTAGAGAATTTAACTAAAAAAGAATGACACAATTTGGTTTTAGTGGATTAAATAATAGAACTTCTGATAAAGGAGGAATCAATACTAAACCAACACCATTAATATTAGTAGGTAGAGTATCTGATATAATACTAGATGAATCCCATAAAGATTTTAACAAAGAAAATACATTAGGTGAAGGTGGTTGGTCTTCATTAGGAAATATTTATTTTACTGACTTAACAATAAATGGTCCTAATACTTCTAAACCTAAAATAGCTAGACCTTTATCACCAAATATAAAAAATCCTCCACTAAAGAATGAATTAGTTTATATTTTTTCTTTACCTGATAAATCTTCTCAAGAAAATTCACTATCTTCAAAATACTATTACTCTAATATTATAAGTATATGGAACCATCCATTACATAATGCTAATCCATTTTCACAAGATATTTCAAAACCTGGTAATAAAAGTTATTCCTCCGTATCTATTACTAATAAACCAGGAATTGATCAAACCAAACAATCTGATATAGATTTAGGAGCAGAATGGATTAATAATAAACAAATAAATCCATTATACTCATATTTAGGAGATTATTTAATTGAAGGTAGATTTAATAACTCAATTAGATTAGGTAGTACTATTAGAAAATCTACCAACAATTGGTCCAATTCAGGTAATGAAGGTGATCCTATTATTATATTAAGAAATTCACATTTAAACTCAGGATTAGATCCATGGATTCCACAAAATGAAGATATTAATAAAGATGATTCATCTATTTATATTACTTCAACACAAAAAATCCCCCTAAAAGCATCTAATGAAACTTATAGAAGTATAATCCAAAAAGAACCCGTAAAATCTATTTCTGAATATGATCAATCTCAAATAATTTTATCATCAGGAAGATTAATTCTTAATAGTAAATTAGATAGCATTTATTTATTTTCAGGTAAATCTATAGGATTATCTTCATTAGAATCTATTGGTTTAACATCAAATAATATTACTCTAGATTCATCTAAAATATTTTTAGGTAATAAAAATGCAACAGAATCAGTACTTTTAGGAGATAAAACAGTAACTTTATTACTTACATTATTAAAATCCTTAGATACACTTTGTCTTTCCTTAGAAGGTGCTAAGGATTGGCCTAAAGGAGAACCAGCAGCTGCATCACCAATACGATTATCAGCTCAATCTACAAGAAATATTATTAATGATTTAAAAGTTCAACTTAATAGTATTAAATCAAAAACTGTTAAAACAATATAATAATGGAAGATTATATCTTCATAGATGGAAAAATAGTAAATTCTTTAGATGGAAATCCAATCCCAGGAGTTCAATGTTCTTTTACTACATATAAATCATCAACTGATGAAAATGGAGTTTTTATTTTTAAAATCCAACTTCCTATAACAGTTACTAATTCTACAAATTCTTTATCTTTTACATTTAATTCATTTAGAGAAGTACAAAATAATGATAAATATAAAAATTTATCAAAAGAAGATAAACAATATATTAGAAACCAATTATTAATAAAATTTTATCAAAAAAATTATTCACAAAATACAGAATTATTTCCATTCGATAGTGATGGTGATTGGTTAATTCCTGATTTAATTCAATTAGTTCCTTCTGATAAACAGTTGGAACAGGATAAAACAACATCTAAATTACCTACTGAAGATGAAGATAAAATAATTAAAAAACAAAATGATGTTGATAATGTAAAAATTGGTAGTTCTTCTATTATACAATCATCATTAAATAAACTAATTAACAAAGTAAAAAATACTTTAATACCTTTGGTTTTATTATTATTATCTGAGTTTGGAGTTACTTTATTAATGGTAAATCAAAATAAATTTCAAGATAAGAAAAAATGTCCTTCTCCTGAAAAATTATTAAATATAATAAATAGAAGAAACAAAATAGTAACTCAATTAAATAATTTATATACAGCAGTTAATACAGTAGCTCAAACAACAACATTATTAACCGGTTTTTTAGAAGTTTTACAATTATCTATTACTATTTCCAAAGCTATTCCTACCCCAACCTCAGCAGGGATTTCATCAATATTAATATCTTTAGAAAATAAATTAGGAAAAATTATTCATGTAATAGCAGGTATATCTTTTACTTCATTAATTGCAGCATCTACCTTAAAACAAATAATATCTTTATTATCAGCATTAGATAGTTTAATTCAACAATGTTCTATTGATCAAAATATATCTTTAGTTGCTATAAATAATGATATAAAGAAAGCATCTGAAGCTATAAATGATAGTGTATATAGTGGGGATTTTACATATAAAGGATTTACATTGGAAATACAAGAAGATACTAAAGATAACAATAAATATATAAAAAGATATGCCCAAGCACGAGATACTAGAGGTACAATAGTATTACGTGGTGAATCATCATTTAGTGCTTCTACTCAAATATTAATTGATGAATTAAAATTCGAAATAGATAGAAATAATTTAAAAGCCTTTTAACCTTAAATATTTATAACAAATGAAACCAAGTGAATTAAAAAAAATGATTAAAGATGCTGTTAGTGAAGCTATTAAAGACGAACTAAGAGATATATTATTAGAAGCAGTTAAAGCTAATAAAGGAACATCATTAATAGAAAATCAACCTCTTCATAAACCGACTCAACCCAATTTTAACTCAACTCCACCACCAACAACTTTAATAGATCAAAGAAAAGCATATAGTGATATAATTAATTCTATGAAAATGAATGGAGATACAATGAATTTTAATTCTCAAAATATAGGTTTATCACATATACCTGCTGATACTACCTCCGAAGGTTCATCCTTACCAGGAGGTGAAGTTAGTTTAGATATGATAATGGGTTTAACAGGTGGTAGATAATGGCAATTAATCCTAGACAAATATATCCTAATGATACTCGTCCGAGTGTGGCTATAGGTATAGGATTACCATTTAATAAACCTGCTGTATTTGGTTCAACTTATTTAACTAAAGATGCTATAAAAACAAATTTAATAAATTTTTTTCTTACTAATCAATATGAAAGATATTTAAATAATAAATTTGGAGCTAATTTAAGAGCATTTATTTTTGAACAAATTACTAATGATAATATATCATTTTTAAAAGAAGATATACAACAAAAATTAAATCAAAATTTTTCTAATATAAGTATAAATGAACTAACAGTAAATCAATTTCCTGATAGTAATACTTTACAAGTAATAATGGTATATAGTATATTAAATACTAATATAGTTGATCAAATTGAAATAACATTTTAATAATGGCTGATAAGAAAGATATAAAATTTTTAAACCGCGATTTTAGTAGTTTTAAAAATAATCTAATAGATTTTACTAAAACTTATTATCCAACAACTTACTCAGATTTTTCTCCTACATCACCTGGAATGATGATTATGGAGATGGCAGCTTATGTAGGAGATGTTTTATCTTTTTATTTAGATAATCAGGTTCAAGAAACTTATATACAATACGCTAAACAAACAAATAATTTATTTGAATTAGCTTATATGTTTAGTTATAAACCTAAAGTAACAGGAGCTGCTTTTACAGATGTTTCAGTTTACCAATTAGTTCCTTCAATATTATCAGGAAGTAATTATATTCCTGATTTTAATTACGCTTTAAGAATTGAAAAAAATGCAACTTTAACTTCTACATCAGTAGGAGTATCTTCATTTATAACTCAAGATGAAGTTGATTTTAGCATATCTAGTTCAGCTGATCCAACAGAAATTACAGTTTACCAATTGTCATCTGGTAATCCTACATTTTATTTATTAAAGAAATTTGTAAAAGCATTTTCGACAACAATAAATTCCACAACATCAACATTTGGAAGCCCTGAAAAATTCTCGACTATAGAAATAAGTGATGATAGAATAATGGGTATTTTAGATATAACAGATAGTGATGGAAATTTATGGTATGAAGTAGATTATTTAGCTCAAGATACAGTTTATGATTCTATAAAAAATACTAATTTAAATGATCCTAATCAGTTTGAAAATATTGATGCTCCATATCTATTAAAATTAAAACAAGTACAAAGAAGATTTGTTACAAGATTTTTAGATTTAACTACTTTACAAATCCAATTTGGTGCTGGAACAACAAATGATTCTGATGAAACTATAATTCCTAATACTGACAACGTAGGTTTAGGTTTACCATTTGGGCAAAACAAGATGACAACGGCTTATAGTCCTACTAATTTTGTTTTTACAAATACTTATGGTATTGCCCCTTCAAACACAACATTAACTATAAGATATTTAACTGGAGGAGGTGCTACAGCTAATATACCTTCAAGTACTTTAAACCAAATTTCAGGAACAATTAAATTCCTAAAAAATAATTTAAATTCAGTAACAGCTCAAACAATATTTGATTCATTAGCTATAGAAAATGAATTTGCAGCTGATGGTGGAAATGATGGTGATACAGTAGAAGAGTTAAGACAAAATATAATGTCTAATTATAATACTCAACAACGTAACGTAACCCCAGATGATTATTTAATTAGAGCTTTAAGTATGCCTCCAAAATTTGGAAATGTTGCTAAAGCATATATCGAAGCTACTAAAATACAAAATGTTAATTTAGGTGAAATTCCATCTATATTAGATTTATATATTTTAACTTATAATAATAATAAACAATTAACAACTTCTTCTACTTCTATTAAACAAAATTTATCTACTTATTTATCACAATATAGAATAGTTGGGGATTCAATTAGAATTAGAGATGCTTTTGTTATTAATATAGGAATTAATTTTGATATAATTGTATTACCTGATTATAATAATAATGATGTATTAAATAATTGTATTAAGGCTTTACAAAACTTTTTTAATATTGAAAATTTTCAAATAAATCAACCCATATTCCTAAGAGATTTATATATTCTTCTTGACAAAATAGCAGGAGTACAAACAGTAAAAAATATAGAAATATATAATAAAGCAGGAGTTTTAGATGGATATTCGCAATATGGATATGATATTAAGGGTGCTACTATAAACAATGTAATTTACCCTAGTTTAGATCCAAGTATTTTTGAATGTAGATATTTAAATCAAGACATACAAGGTAGAGTTTCTTCATTATAAAAAATAAACCATGGCTATATATAAACTTTTTCCTGCTTACGATACAACATTATATTCTCAATATCCAGACCAAAATACTGGACTTGATCCTATATTAGAAGTTTTTAATAAAACCCATAATACTGATCCTCTATATATTTCTGAAGCAGAAGTAGCTAGAACTTTAATATCATTTGATTCAACAGAAATAGCTGATGTAATAGAAGATATTATAAGTGGTTCACAATGGCAAGCAAATCTTAAATTATTTAACGCAAAAACAACAGGAGTAACTACTGATTCTAAAATATATATTTATCCTTTAGCCCAATCATGGACTAATGGAACTGGTAGATATGATAACTCTCCTAAAACTGAAAATGGAGCTAGTTGGACCTGGAGAACATTTAACGGAGGAACAATATGGACTACATCTTCATTTGGATCTTATATAACGGCATCATTCCAATCATCCAATCCTGGTGGTGGAGTTTGGTACACAGGATCATCAAATGGTTTAAGATATGAAGTAACTCAATCATTTGGGTTGAGAGATATAAAAGATATCAATTCTAATATTACTGATATAGTAAATTCTTGGTATTCAGGAAGTATATCAAATAATGGAGTTATATTGAAATGGGCTAATTCAACAGAATTTAATTCAAGTGAATCTATTGAACCAAACATGAATCTATTTTCAATAGATACTCATACTATATATCCTCCAGAACTCGAATTTAGATTTAATGATTATTCATTTAATACCGGTTCAAATACCCAAGGTTTTATAACTTCATCTAACATGGTATTATCTTTCCCTAATAATAAAGGAGAATTTAACCAAGATAGTATTATAAAATTTAGAATAGATGTGAGACCTCAATATCCTAATCGTACATTCCAAACATCATCATTTTATACAGCTAATTATTATTTACCTTTATCATCAAGTTATGCTATAAAGGATTTAGATACTAATGAATTTGTAATAGATTTTGATGATGTTTATACTAAAATAAGTGCTGATAGTGAAGGAAATTATTTTAAAGTATTTATGAATGGATTAGAACCAGAAAGATTCTATAAAATATTAGTTAAAACTGTATTAAACGGTGAAACTCAAATTAATGATGATGAATATTATTTTAAAGTAATAAATGGGTAATATGGAATTAAGTGAAGAACATAAAAAAGAACTAGATGATTTAATTTCAATAGGTGTAAAGGATAATTTATTAGCGGATGTATTATTTGAAAAATTTATGAAAATAAATTCTAAATATAATTATAAAGAAGATAAACCCAACATTTTAGATAAAAAAATTATACGATACGATCCATTAACATTTGAACCTATTTATGAATATTAAAAAATGAGTAAGGTAAATTTAAATAAAACAGTATTTGAGAAAAGACAATATCCTAAAGTAATAGATACTACTTTTACTCAATTATCCCCTAAATTCACCCCACCATCAGACATACCTCAACCACAAAAGTTAGATGAATTTTTTAAATCTTATAATGATTTATTTTATGATATTCCAGAAACAGGTGAAACTAATTCTCATGAATATTTAATTAAACAAAGTAGTGCTTATATTGATTTTCAACAAACAAACGAAGATGTTCAAGCTTTATTAGATGAAATAGCTTCATTAAGAATTGAAAATTTAGAATTACAAAAACAATTACTACCAAATAATGGAAATTAAAACAAATATATCTTCTTTAGACCCAATAACACTTGAATTGCAAGAATATTCTTCTACTGATGAATTACTAATTTCTAATTTCTTTATAAATAATATATCTTTTACTACTTCTGATATTATAGAATATCATATTTATGATTTCAATAAAAACCTAGTAAATTCTGATTTAAATTTTAAAAGATATTCTTTATTAGATAATAATTTAAATATAGATATTCAAAGTGATTTAGTTTATTATGGATTTGGAGAAGGGCAATATAAAACTTTATATAATTTTGTAACTAATATTTTTAATTCATCTAAAGATAATTATTATTATATTAGTGAAATTAGTTCGGATAGAACCGAATTAAGATTATCTTCAACAATAATTAATTCTTTAACAATAGAAGAAGGTTATAATACTTTTGTATCTAAATCTAATGCTTCATCTTATTATTTAGATTTTTATCTTAATTTAGGAAATAACGATTTATTGATTGCCAACAATGTTACATTGGATAGTTCAATATCTGGAAGTTATGATTTATTAATAAAATTATATGAACCTCTTCCTAATAATTTTTCTTTAAATTCTCCATTATGGATAGTAGAAAAAATAGCTGATTCCATAGCTTTTTCTATAGAAAACATAGTAAGTTTTCCTGAGGAAAATGGAATTATAACAATAAAAGGACCTAATCTTAATATTCCTATCAAAGATAGAATTAATAATTCTACAGAATATTATAATAGTAATACATTAAATAATACAACATCCTCATTTCTTAATAATCAATTAAACAGTTTATTTCAAAATAATTCTATTGAATTAAATATTGATTATACAGATTATGAAAATTTTATTCATTATTCTTCAGCTCAAACAAGATTAGAAAATTTCTACTATAAATTAACCTTATTAGAAACATACCAATCTCAAAGTAATACTACTACTTCAAGTATTTCTAATACTTATATTTCATCTAGTAATAATATATTAAATGATAAAATATCTAGTTTAATAAATAATTTTGATGAATATGAGTATTATTTATATTATAATTCAGGAAGTAAAGCTTGGCCTAAATCCAACAACCAACCTCCATATTTAAATGTTCCTTCAACATCATCAATAGGGCAAACTTGGTATAATGCTCAAGTAACAACAGCATCTCTATATGATAATGAAAATAAAGATAATCTAACTAATACTATTCCTTTATATTTAAAAGAAGATCCAAATAATGACCAATACATTTTATTTATTCAAATGTTGGGTCAACATTTTGATAATATATATCTTTATCATAAGGAAGTTTCAAATAAATATAATGCTGATAATAGATTAGATCATGGTATTTCTAAAGACCTAATTTCTGATGCTTTAAAGGATTTTGGTATTAAAATTTACCAAAATAATTTTTCAACAGATGATTTATATTCAGCTTTTCTAGGATATACATCAACATTAGGGTTATTACCTCCAACAGGAAGTGAACTTATAACAACGTATATTACGTCTTCATCTACTAGTTCGCTGATACCGTTAAATGATGTAAATAATGAGATATATAAACGTATATACCATAATTTACCGTATTTACTTAAGAGTAAAGGTACAATAAATGGATTAAGAACTTTAATTAATTTATATGGTATTCCTGATACTATTCTTGATATAAAAGAATATGGTGGTAAAGATAAAAATAATTCCAATGATTGGGATAAATTCCAAAATAAATTTAATTATGAATTTGATACATTAGGAGATAGTCATTTAATAAAAAATATTCCTAGTGGGGTTCAATCTTCTTCCTTTGCTGTTGAATTTAGATTTAAAACTAAAGGTATTCCTTCATCTAGTATAAATCATAACCTAGCTATTTTAGGTAATTCATTTCATGTTTTATTAGAATATTCAGGAAGTAGTTTTACTAGTTCTTCATATGATGGATCTATCCCTGATTTATATAATAATTACGGAACCATAAAATTTGTAAATTCTGATCTTAACTCAGCAAGTTTATATTTACCTTTATATAATGAAGATTGGTGGTCTGTATTAGTTAATTATAATAATTCTACTAGTAGTATTTTTGTAAAAAATAAAATATATACCGGAAATGATGGATCAAAAATAGGTTTTCAATCCTCTAGTAGTATTATAGGAGGAAACCCATGGATAAATTCAACATCCAGTCAAGATTTTTATATGCCCATCCCTCTTACATTACCTATAGCGGGAAAAAATTATAGACAATTTACAGGTTCATATCAAGAATTAAGATTTTATAATATTCCTTTAAGTGAAAGTGTTTTTGATGATTATGTTATGAATCCTTATTCTATTGAAGGAAATCAATTAACAGGTTCACAATCTTCACTTAATTCATTAATATTTAGAGCTCCATTAGGATCTTTATTGGATAATAATTTAACTAGTAGTAGAACTTCATCTCACCCTTCATATACAAATTATCCTATTACTGAATCTTTTATTACTGCTAGTAGTAGTACTTATACATTAGTTGGAGATTATTCTTTTATACCAAATAGAGAAATAATTTATCAAGATCAATTTCCATCAGGAATTAAAAACTCAATCTCGGATAAAATAAAAATAACAGATAATATATTACCTGAAGGTAATGTTTTGTCCCCCCTTATATCAATCCAACAGAAATTTCCAATAAGTGAAAGTTATACTAAAGATACTAATTATGTAGAGATTTCTTTCTCTCCGCAAAACGAGATAAATGATGATATAATTTCACAGTATGGATATTTTAATATTGGTGATTACATAGGTGATCCTAGACAATTAGTAAATTCTACATCTAGTTTTTACCCTGATTTTAATAAATTAAGAGATAATTATTTTTTAAAATATCAAGATAAATATGATTTAAAAGATTATATTAGATTAATTAAATATTTTGATAATTCTTTATTTAAAATTATTAAAGATTTTATTCCTTCAAGAACTAATCTTGCTTCTGGTATAACAATAAAACAACATTTATTAGAAAGAAATAGATATTCACCTTCTCAAGTAGAACATGAATTTCATAATGAATATACAACTTCAATAAAATCATATCCTTATAATTACAATGAATCATCTTCATTATATAAATTTGTAGGAGAAACAGGTGGGGTATTTCCTAATTTAAGTGGTTCAATTAGTAGTAGTTTTACTTATCCTGGAGTTGTAAATATTACACAAAGTTGGGTAGAAGAATTTGATGGTCCAAAAGGTTTATCGTACATTAGTCATAGTTACAAAGAAGAATTTTATAATGGTGAATTTAAAGGAACAGAATTAAAAATAATAACAGGTAGTTTATCAAATGGAGCTACATTATTTAATAATATTATTCCTTTATATTATACACCTATTTTATATAAAACAACAATTACAGATGATTCAAAATTTTTTAACAATAATACATCTCCCAACCCTGGAGAAATATTGATTTATTTAGATTTATCATCTAATTTGAATAGTTATACCAACAACAATAATAATATATATTATACTGAATAATGGCTCTTTATAATGTTACCAATATAAAAATTTCCAAATTTGATATTAATGGAAACGATAATACTTCTAATTTAGAACAATTATTATATTTTACATTAAAATATTCAGATATAAATCCTGTTCAATTTAATATATTAGATAGAAAAGAATATTCTGATTATTTCTTATTTACTGTAAGAACTATTCCCTATGAGCAAACACCCAATATAGATTCATTAATTAGTAGTTCTGATAATAATATTTTAAATTATAAAATATCTTCATCAAGAGCTTCCAATCAATCAGGAAGTATTATAACTTATGATTCTATTTTAACTGATAATTTAAATTATCTATTAACATCTAGTGGTGAATTTGTTTTAGGAAATACTCCTAATATTCCACTCACCTTAATATCAACAGCATCTATAACCTCGGTTAATGGAACCTTAGGAACTGAATTGAGAGTTTACAAAAAATTATCAGGTTCAAATTCACTATTAGGAGTATCTGGTTTTTCATATACTCAAGCTAGTTTAGCTCCTTTAGGAAGTGCTACTCTATATGTATCTGGAAGTTTTATTCCTGTAAAAGGAGAAAGATATGTAATAGCTATATCAGATGATTCTCCTTCAGATACTGATATAACTGCATCTAATGCCAGATTATTAATAACTCAATCAATAAATCCTAATGTTGGAGTTAGTGGCTCAGGAGATTTATTAATAATGATAACTCCAGGTGAAGATTTTGAAAATCCATTATTAAATAATATTGAAAATATTGTTCCTAATCCCCACTATTTAACTTTAGATTATACAGTAAATATACTACCTGAAAATGAATTCCAATTAGCATTATCAGGTTCAGGAACTAATTCAACAGTAAAACAATATAATTATGAAGCTAATAGAATAATTCTTCCAAGATATAAAGGAAGTAAATCTGTAAGTCCTGATTGGAATTTAAATACTATTGAAGGTGGTTTAGGAGTTTCTCCTAATGTTGAAAAAACTAATATATTTTTCGCAGCCATAAATCAAGTAACTGAAACCTCACCTGAAATAATAAATTCAAGTGTAGTTAATTTTAAATTTCTAATTGATGATCAAGGTAATACTTATGAATTAAACAATGATCCTTCTAATATATCATATTATAATAGTACTTTTACCTTTGAAAAAGATAAAAAAATAATAATTTCAGATAATGAAGGAACTAATTATACAAGTTTAATTTACAGATCAGGATGTGATGTAATTCCTATATTATATTCAGATACAGGATTAACATTTGAACCTACATTATCCTTTTCATCAACAGGAGTAGGAAATTATCTTTATAAAGCTTCCACTTACAATTGGATGCCTGCTAATTCAAATGTGTTATTATTTTGGGGACCTAATTCAACTAACGAATCAAACCAAGAAGGTAAAAGTTTCTTAATGAAATTCCCTACAATATCTAAATCACCAGATTTAACAATAACAAATATCCAAGTATCAGCTAGTACTAACAATATTATAAATAATTTTTCAACATATACTCCTCCAGGATATCCTTCATATACTTTAACTCCCATAATGACTGGAAGTTTATATCATATAACTAATACAACTCCAGATGCCTATGTTAAATTTAAATACCAAGGACAAGGAGATGCTACTGGTATAGCAGGATTATTTTATTTAGGTTCTACTTATAGTAAATGGCAAATAAATGTTAAATTTATTAAAGCCAAATTATCAGATTTAGGTTCTGTTTCTCCTTCTGGAATATATACTTGGAATTATAATAATATTTCCACTAATACAGAAATAATTGCATCTGCTACTTACATGGGTAATTTAAATAATCCTAATTCATATAATGAAACTACTAATCCATTATTAACTTATCCTAATAAAACAGTTGTTATCGATGGAGGGAATGGCGGATATATATCATATGGTATAGACTTAGAAACTAATTTTTTATCTTTGGAAATAGATGATGTTGTGGGTTTATTAGTAGAATTAATAGATATACCTACAGCTAAAACAGTAGGATTTTATAACAGTGCCAATCCAGGATATAATTTTTACTCAATAGAAACTATTTCTGATCCACCTCCAAGTTTGTTAATAACAACTTCCCCTCAACCTTATTTTCAAACAGCTTCTTCTAATCCATATAGATTAATTATGTCCACAGCATCTATTAATGCTAACCCTTCTTTAACTTCAGGATTAGCTCAAGCTTTTGAATATAAACAATTGGATATAACTGGATCTGAATATAAAGCAATTTCAAAAAAATCACTACCTGTTGTTGGAGATCAAATTAGATTTGAACATAATGAATCTTTATCATATGATATATTAGAAACAGGATTTACAAGTTCTGGTAATTTTTATTTAGATTTGAATAATCCTATATTAGATGGAACTAATTTAAATTGGTTTTTAATAAGAAGATATATAAGGAATCCATCAAAAATGATAATAAATACTGCTTTTGAACAAACAGGTGGTTTCGCTTTTCCTGAATATATGAATAAAAACATAACAGATAATTTACCTAAAATAATAGAAAAATTAAAAATTGAAAATTTAATCTAATAATATTTATAATAAAATAATAATTAATGGGATATCTTAATAATTCAACAGTAACGATTGACGCTATTTTAACTAAAAAAGGCAGAGAACTTTTAGCAAAAGGTGATGGAACCTTTAAAATTACACAATTTGCCTTAGCAGATGATGAAATTGATTATACATTATATAATCCAACTCACCCCTCTGGTTCAGCATATTATGGTCAAGCAATAGAAAATTTACCCTTATTAGAAGCTTTTCCTGACGAAACTCAGATAATGAAATATAAATTAACTACATTACCTAGAGGTACTTCAAAAATGCCTATTCTTGATTTAGGTTATGCTTCAGTAGTATTAAAACAAGGTGCAACATTAGCTATTACTCCTCAAACATTAAATTATTTAGGTAATAATCAAACATTTGAAACCTCAGGATATACTGCAACTATATCTGATGTTAGATTATTTAATTCATTTACAGGAACTGGAATTCAAACTAATGATGCTCAAAATTTAAATACTACTTCTACTATTGGAACTAATGTTTCTAAAACAGTTGTAGGAACCACAATTAATTTGACAGCAACTACAATAAATACATTATTTGGATCTGCAACTGAATTATATGCTTCATTAACTATAGTAGGACGTGATAGTGGAGCAAGATTAACAATCCCAGTAACAATTAAAAAAACTCAATAATAAAAAATGTCATATAATAGATTAGACCCCCAAGATTTCCTTTTATCAGCAGAATCACTTACTTCTGCTTTATGGACAGGATATACTCCCACTATAACTACCTTCTATACCTCTTCAACACAAGTAGCTAGTAATGCTGGAAATTATTACATAAGTGTTTATCAAACTGCTAGTGGGAATACAGATGCCGAAATTCAATTTGATATAACTTATGGTGATTTACTAGGAAGTGGTAGTAGTTTATATGATAGTGGAGTAGCAGAAAATTCTCCAACCCGAACTATATATGGGCAATATAGAACATTAGTATTAGGAAGTGAAACCTCAAATTTCATATTTGGTAACTTTACTTCCCCTAATTTTTATGCTATTTCAATAAATAGAAATAGATATAAAGAATCTCTATTTCCAGGTTCATTAACATTAAAACTAACTTCAGGAAGTAATTCAATTGTATTAACTGATGATTCTAGAATTACATCAACAAATGTATTCACAGATGCTGGTAGAGTATATAATTTAGTTAGTGGTTCAGCAGGAACTGTTTATACTGGAGTAAATGCATATGGATGGGCAGGTGGAGCTAGTGCTGTATCTGGATCATATGGTTGGTTTTTACCTGATATATCTACATTGATACTTAATCCTGCAGCAATTGAAGGAACAGCAGCTAATGGAGGGATTATCTTCCAAACCTCAAGAAGTAACAATTCAGATGGTTTAAATTCTGAAAGATTATACACAGCAATATCAGGTGGAGCTAGTTTTTCATTAAACTCCCAAGAAACATTAACATCAGATTTTGTATTTGTAAGAGCAAGAAATTCAGAATTTAATTATTCAGAAAATCCAAGCTTTATTTCAGGTAGTAATGGAGTAGTATTATACAATGATTTTATTAATAATCCTCAAACCTTTATTACAACTGTTGGTTTATATAATGATGCCAATGAATTATTAGCAGTAGCTAAATTATCTAGACCTTTAAAAAAGGATTTCACTAAAGAAATGCTTTTGAGAGTTAAACTCGATTTTTAATATTTTAAGATAAATGAGTGTATTTAAGCCATTTTTGGCTCAGGATATAATAATAACTCCTTTCCAAGTAAATAAATCTTTTCAATTTACTGGAAGAAATTCTTTAACAGCATCTAATGTTGGTATAGATATATTCATAGCTAAAAATATAACATCTTCATTTAATTTATCTTCATCAATAACTGGAGAATTTACAACAGGTTCGTATCAGCAATTATTATACCATTCTGTAAAAGAATTATATTATTCTAATTTTATATCTTCTAGTAAGGGTGATGAAGCTACACTTTATATAAATAATAATGGAGTTGAAGTTCAAGCTAATAATAATCAACCCCGCTACGAAAATTATCTTCAATCAACTTTAGTTCCTGAACGATTTATTCCAACAGGTTCTAATGATGAAATAGGAATAATTTCTATTCCCACAACATTATATGGAGATCAAATAAAACCTAAAAGTTTTAATTTAACCTCTCCGAGTGGAAGTTTAAGAGATGATGGTGAAGGAAATATATATTTAAATTCATTAACTTCAAGTTTAGTAGGAAATATAATTTATCCTCATGGTTTAATAATATTAACTACAGATCATTATCACATTGCTTCATATTATAGTACAGCATCTTACGGTTCTAGTTTATATAGTGAAATTGTAGGAACCTTAGATTCAATAATGAATTCCCAATTTTTAACAATGTCATTTCAGAGTACTTATACAATTTATGAGACCCAATATAAATGTACAATTAGAGAAAGTGAATTTAATTTTAGTTTAAATCCTACATTATTATCAGGAAGTACAGATGAAGTTTTATATAGTTGGGCAACAGGGTCTAATTTTGCTCCTTATATAACAACTATAGGATTATATAATGAAAATCAGGAATTATTGATGGTAGGTAAATTATCACAACCTTTACCTTCTTCTCCAACAACAGATATGAATATTTTAATTAATATTGATAGATAAAATATGTGTCCTCCTTATAAAATGGTAGAAGAAATGTGTTTATGGGAATTGAATAGAATTATATCTAGAAATCCAAATAAATCAATTGAATGGATAATTGAAAATTATATTAAAGAAAAAATAAAATGCGAAAAAGCATTTGGAATACAATAAAATATGTGGTTATACGAAAATAAGGTTATAGAAAAAATAGAAGATTTTGAATCTGAAATATTTGGTTTTATTTATAGAATTACTAACTTAGAAACAGGTTTATATTATATTGGTAAAAAACAATTAATGTCTACTACTAATGTTAAATTAGGAAAGAAAGAAATTTCATTATTACCTATAACAAGAGGAAGAACTCCTTCAAAAAAGAAAGTAATTAAAGAATCTAATTGGGTTGATTATTGGGGTAGTTGTAAACCACTCCATGAAGATGTTAAAAAATTAGGAGAAGATAAATTTAAAAGAGAAATATTAATGTTATGTAAAACCAAAAAATTACTAACATATTGGGAAGCAGCGTTTCAAATGAAAGAAGATGTATTATTGAAACCAACATACAACGATACTATCCTTTCACACTATTATAGAAAAGATTTTCTTTAATAAAATTAGGATTTATAATATATCCTTTATATATTATGAACAATGGTAAATCACTTATTATTAAGTTTAGTAAATTCGGTCTTAGGACAAGGTAAACCTAGAGCAAGGGAAAATTATGCTTATATATGTCCTTTTTGCCCAAACCCATCAACTTCCCCAAAATTAGAAATTTGTTTTACTGAAAATAAAGAAGGTATAAATAAATGGGGATGTTGGAAATGTTTATCTAATGGTAAACGATTATCTAGTTTATTTAAAAAATTAAAAGTACCACAAGATAAATTTGATGAATTAAAACAATTTGTAAATATAGGAGGAGACTTTAATTACACTCCTGAAGAAGTAAAATTAGAATTACCCAAAGAATTTAAACCTCTAACTAATTCTCAGGGATTAACCTCAAGACAAGCCTTAGCTTATCTTAAAAAAAGAAATATAACTGAAACAGATATTTTTAGATATAATATAGGATATTGTGAATATGGTGATTATAAAGATATGGTAATTATTCCTTCATATGATTCAGAAGGTAAATTAAATTATTTTATGGGAAGAACTATTATTCCTGATTCTAAATTCAAACGTAATCCTCAAGTATCTAGAAATATAATTCCATTTGAATTATATATTAATTGGAATACTCCTATTACTATAGTTGAAGGTATGTTTGATGCTATAGCAGCTAAAAGAAATGCTATTCCATTATTAGGAAAAAATATTCAATCAGAATTAATGAAAAAATTAATTCAATCATCTGTAGAGAAAATATATATAGCACTTGATAAAGATGCTATGAAACAAGCTATAAAACATTGTGAAACATTAATGGATGAAGGTAAAGAAGTTTATTTAGTAGATATGGATGGGAAAGATCCATCTGAATTAGGGTTTAATAATTTTACAAAATTAATACAACAAACATATCCTTTAACTTATGAAAATTTAATGGATAAAAAACTTGAAATGATATGAGTAATGATATAACATTTAAACGAATAATTAATCGTATTTCAGAAATAGATCATGCATCTAAACAAATAAATTTTTTAGATCAAAGATTTTACGAAAGAAAAGGACAATATTATCCTTCAATAACCCAAGTTTTACAGTGTTACCCAAAAGGAAAACACTTTGAGGGTTGGTTAAAAGATGTGGGTTGGGCTAGTGAACATATAGCTGCTAAATCAGCAAAAGAAGGTACTCAAACCCATGAACTTATAGAAGAATACTTAGAAGGTAAAAAATTAGAATGGTTAAATTCAGATGGAACTGCTAAATATCCTAAAATAGTTTGGCAAATGTTACTTAGATTTATTGAATTTTGGGAAACCTATAAACCAACATTAATCCATTCAGAAATCCATCTATATTCAGATATTCATAAAATAGCAGGTACTTGTGATTTAGTATTAGAAATAAATGGAGAAATATGGTTATTAGATATTAAAACATCAAATCATCTTAATAATAGTTATGATCTTCAAACAGCAGCATATATAAAGTGTTGGAATGAATTATTTGAAGAACCAATTCAAAAAGCAGGTATTATTTGGTTAAAATCAGGTAAGCATAAAGCTGATTCTAAAGGTATAAAAATGCAAGGTAAAGGATGGGAAATAAAAGAATCAGAACGTACTATAGAAGAAAATTGGAAATTATTTACTCATGTTCATGCTTTATATAAAATCGAACATCCTAATGATAAACCAATATTTGATAGTTTTCCTATGGTAGTTCAAAGAACTGTTTAATATAATATTTATAATATATAATCAATTTAGATGTCTAAAAATTTAACTAAAACAGGTATAACGAGTAATGGAACCATTGAATCATGGCATGTAACCCAAAGTATAGATGCCTTTATGGGAACTGAAGCTTATAATATAAATTTAAGCGGGAGCTTTAGTGTTACTGGTTCATCTATATGTAGTGGTAGTTTTAATCTAACAGGGAGCCTAAACATTAGTAGATCCAATGATGGTCAAAATCTTCTAACATTAACATCAGATGGATCAACTATTTTATCATCAAAAAGATCAGCATTTAATACATTATCAGCTACACATACTTTTGATGGAGGAGGAACATCCACCTTTACTTTCATAGGAGACGCTAATCCATATTTAATATGGAATACTAGAGGTTTAGGAGAAACATTAAATATTGGAGGTTCAGTTCCTACGATTACTACAACTCGTCCAGCATTATTAATTTCATCTTCATTATTAGGAATAGGATTTACAGATTATAATTTAGTTCAAGCCAAAACCCACATTAGAGGAAATTCAAATGACTCAACCTCATATTCATTAATTGTAGATAATCTTATAGGTAGTGGTTCCCTTCGTATTAGGGATAATAGAATTATAAGCAATTACATTACAGGTTCATCCATTACTGGATCTATATTAAATAATAATGAAATGACTTCCTATTTAGATGAATCTAATAATAAACTTATATTTTTAGTTAAATATTCAAATGGAACAGTCAAATCGGGTTCTGTAGATTTAATTTAATATATAATAAAAATTTATAATCTTAAGGCTTGGAGAAATCTAAGCCTTTTTATATATTTATAATTAATGATAAAACTTACTACTTTGTTACTAGAAGTTATAACTAAACCAAAATGTATATTCATTACTGGTCCTGCTGGTAGTGGTAAATCATACATATCTGATAAAATATTACCCAAATCATTTGAATTAATCAATATAGATAAATTCTATGAAGAATTACTAAAACAAAGTGGATTAGGATTAGATCAAAAAGACTTTAATTTAACACAAAATTCAACAGCTGGTAAATTAATGAGTCAAGCAATTACTTTATCTAAATTGAAATTTTTAGATTATTCTAAACTTAGAGAAAATATTATAATAGATAGTACTGGTTCATCTTCGAAAACATTATTACAGAAGAAACAATATTTAGAAAATTTAGGTTACAAATGTATTATGTTAATGATATATGTATCGCCTATAGTTGCATTAGAGCGTAATATAAAGCGAAATCGTAGTCTTATGCCGAGTATTATACTTAGAACTTGGTATGATGTTAATACAAATATAGACGTGTATAAACAAGAATTTGGGGATAATTTTTTATTATATAATAATAATCCTGAAGAATTACCAACTCGTAATATAATGTATTATTTTGAAAATTCTGAAGCGGAAAATACATTTAAAAGCGAAGACGATAAAAATAAACATTTTGATAAAATAAATAAATTAATTCAAGATATATCTTCTTTACCTCAACCAAACCATAATTTTACTTCATTAGAACAAGTAAAAGATAAAATAAATAATTTTATAAAATGAATTTAGGAAAACATTTAGCAGATTGTATTATCCAAGAAGGAATACCTAAATATGAGGTATATTTTGATGTTGATAATACTCTTACTGATTATTTTGGTCAATTAAAAAAGTTAAATTTATCTCCTAATGATACTGTTAAAGAAGAACACAAGGATTTTTGGACTACTATAAAATGGTTACCTGGATCTATAAACTTATTAGAATTTTCTCAACAACATTTCCCAACCAAGTTATTAACAGTAACTCCTGATTTTGATTCTGTAAAACAAGGTAAACAAGAATGGATTAAAGAAAATATAGGTAATATTGAGACTATAATGGTTGAAAGAGGTAAAGATAAATCCAAATATGCTACTCCTAATTCAATATTAATAGATGATAATAAATCAAATATAACAGCTTTTGAACAAGCTGGAGGTATAGGAATATTATATAAACATAATCCAGAAGAAGTACTTCAGGAATTAAAAAAATATTGGGATCCTTTTTATATTAAAGAAAATAAAACAACGAATAACCCACCAGATGTAATAAAATTAGATATTCCTTTATTTATTCGTTTATTAGAATATGCTCGTGAAGATGCTAAAACGGATATGGATTTACATGATGTAGCTGAAAATATAATAGCATTAAGTGGAACTGGTAAAATATTAGGAATGAAACAATATGACGAAATAATTCCAAAACCTCTAGTTGAATCTTCTAAATTTACAAGTGATTTTAAAAAATATATTTCTTATATTAATGAATTAGTAAATTATGTTTGCGAAGATTTACAAATAGAAAGACCTGAAATAAAAATAATTAATGGAACTGATTATACTCAAAAAAACCATAGTTTTGGAGGATATCAACCAGGAGAAAATAAAATATTTTTAGTAATCAAAGGTAGAAATTGTAGTGACGTTTGTCGTACTTTATCTCATGAATTAAAACATGCTCAACAGGATCAACAAGGTGTTTTAACTCCTGAATCAGGTAAAGATGGTAGTGAACATGAAAATGAATGTAATTCATATGCTGGTAAGGTGATGAGAGAATTTAATAGGAAATATCCTGAAATATTAACATTGATAAATTAAATGGTTATAAAATATAAAATATATTGTGATTTAGATGGTGTTCTTGCAAATTTTGATCAAGGCTTTCATAAATTAACTCATAAATACCCTTCCCAATATGAATCCGAATTCGGTAAAGACCAATTTTGGTCAATTATAACTGAAGCAGGAGCTGAATTTTGGAAAGAATTAAGATGGATGCCTGGTGGTAAATCACTTTGGAATTATATATCTAAATATAATCCTTCAATATTATCAGCTCCATCAAGACATGATTCATCTAGAGAAGGTAAACAACAGTGGATAACTAAATATTTACCAGGAACTGAATTATTATTAGAATATGCTTCTGATAAGAAAAAATATGCTTCTCCTAACTCTATATTAATAGATGATAGAGAAGACAATATACAACAATGGAGAGAGGCCGGAGGTATAGGAATACAATATTTATCAACAGACGACACTATTAAACAACTTCAACAATTAGAATTATAATGAATAATATTTATGAAAACGATGAAGAATCGTCAATATCTAAGGAAAAAGCAAGTTATGATTTAGTAGTTACTCCTAAAGATAAAACAACAAAAGACGTAATAGATGCTTTAGATAATATTGATAATTATGGTCAATATGTTTCTAATATAAGAACTGATAAAGCAGGTTTACAAAAAGCATTAGATGACCATTTTGGACCATCATTACCTGTAAAAAAGAAAGCATTAGAAAAACAAAGAGGAACCCCATTCCCTCCAAAAACAAAACAAGCAATAGATGATTTTATTCGTTCCAAAACATCTAAACCAGATATGCTTAAATTTGTTGAAAAAGACAATACTTTAATATTTCCTAAAAATTCAAATCCAAACAAAGAATTAACTAAAGCTATTCTTAAAACAGTTTTAGGTAAAGCAGGAATTACTTATTCAGTAGAAGAAAAAGAAAGTTTAGATGAAAATATAACTAAACTTAAGAAAATTATTAAGGAAGAAGTTAGAAAATCTCTTATTAAAGAAGAAAAACAACAATTCTTAGATAAGATGAAACAAAGATCTATACTTAGAAAAAAATTAATAGATAATATTAAATAAGTTATGAGTAACCTAAAAAAAGAATTTACCAAAACTGATGTCCAACGATTAAGAAATTTAGTCACTGGAAAATATGGTGATAAAACATCTGTTGGGGTAGGTTATACTAAATCTCATATTGATTATAAAGAAGGAGATATTTGGGAATCAGATGGACGTACTTGGACTATAAAAAATGGTCTAAAACAAAACATAACTAAATTAGATAAAGCAAAAGAATCAAATTTAATGCCATTATTTTGTCCAGAATGTACTAAAATAATGAAAAATAGAAACGATAAACAATTCTATAATATTCATAAAAAATGTTTTAATTGTGTTATCGAATTTGAAACTAAATTGAAATTTGAAGGTAAGTGGGAAGAATATGAAAAAACCATTCATAATAGTGAAGTAGATAATATAATAATTGAATTTAAAAATTGGGCTAAAGATGAGTTAAAAGAAGATAATAATTCATATGTTACTGAAGCAGGTGATATAGAAAATTGGGTAGGGGATAATAAAGAAAATTTAGAAAAAAATATAGAAGAATCATTAGATTTCTTAAAAACGCTTAAAAAATAATTATGGAATACGTTTTACCTGTACTTATAGCAGTTATAACAACAATGATAGGACCTGCCTTAATGGAGTGGTTCAAACATAAATTAACAAAGAAAAAAACAGATCCTTTAAACGAAGCAATAAAACATAATGAATCTGTAAATCATCAATTAGAATTAGTTTTAGATGAAATACAAGGAGACAGAATATGGATAGCAATGTTTCATAATGGTGGTCATTTTTATCCAACAGGTAAATCAATTCAAAAATTTAGTATATTCCATGAACGTACTACCTTAGAAACAGATTCAATAATGGATACATTTCAGAATATACCTGTATCATTATTTCCTAAATGTTTATCTAAAATATACAACGATAGTGAATTACATATAGATAAAGATAATATATATGATTTTAATTTTTTTAGTAAAAATCATGGTATAAATTCAATGGACATGTTTTCTATTGAGGATCCAGATGGTCATTTTATTGGTATGATGGTTATAGAATTTAAAGAACCACATAAATTTAACAAAGAAGAATTCATATTTATACGTCAGAAACTGGGTATAATTGGTGGTATTCTATCACAATATCTAATAAAACAAAAATAACAATGTCTGATAATTTTAGTATACAAAAATGGAATCGTGATAGATATATAAATGATCTTCAACTAGATGAAAATTACGAGA